TTCTCCTTTATGTTCTCGCAAATGACATTCCTCACATATATTCACGAGATTATGCGGAATGTTCTTATCAAAATTACTAAATTTACCATTTTCATCTGCGTTTATTTGATAATTAATATGATGCGTCTCTTTCGCTGGTCTTTCTTTACAAATTTGACAAATATCCATAAACATAGATGATTTATAATTTGATTTTTTAGTATTCATTAAATTAACATCTAATCCAGTTATTTCTTTTCTAACAATTTCGGCATTTTTCATAAAATCATTAGGCATATCCAAAGAACCACAAACATCTATTCCATAAATATTAGAACCTTGACCTTCTTTTAATTTCCTCTCATAAATAATCTTATCATCTACTATTTCTATATGAATATGATAAATTCTCAAATTCTTATCTTTTATAATTGAAATAGATGTTAATTCATGTAAATGACTTGTGAATATAAATGAAGATTTCTTCTTTATCAATTCATTTATAGCAGATGATACAATTGCTATTGCTGATGTCATTTCAGTTCCACAACAAATCTCATCGCCTATTACTAAACTATTTTCATCTGCTCTTTGAAGAATATTTCTTAATTCCGTCATTTCTACCACGAAACTGCTCATACCTCTATAAATATCATCATTTCCACATATTCTCGTGAATATATGATTATATGGACTAAATTCAAATGATGTTGATGGAACATACATACCAGATTGAGACATAATTATAGATAATCCAACAGCTTTCATTAATGAACTTTTACCAGAAGAATTAATACCATATAATAAAATTCCATCTTGATTTAAATAAATATCATTTCCAATATATTCAACATCGGTTATAAGACGTTCGATAATAGGATGTCGTAGATTTTCGGCATTTATAAAAGAATTAGTATTATCCTTAATAATTGGACGATAATAACAAAAGTCAAAGGCATTTTTAGCATTACAACAACTTATATCTAATTCTGTTAAATCTTCAATAATTTTCATTAAAATATCAATTTGATTTTTAGAAATATTTGATAAATATTCTTGATATTTAATAATGGTTTTTTTGCTAATTTCATCCTGTCTCCTTTCAATTATCGTAGATGCTTCATTAATTTCAACAGATGTTAATTTATAACTATTATTATTTGTAGTTAATTTCTTATCAAATTTTCCCATATAATTCTTATCCTTTTTATAAGCAGTTTCAAACCTCTTTTTAGTAATAGAGATGAAATATCCATCTTTTTCATTAAATTCTAATTTACAACTTGTATCATCAATTCCAGAAATTTTATCAACAATAATATTTAATTTTTCTAATTGATTATTATAATCTACCATTAATTCATCCAATTCTTTCGAATAACCTTCCTTAAATATATTTGTCTTAATATCATTAATATTATATTTAGAACATTCATCCAAATTTAAATGAGAAAATGTGTTAATTAAAATAGATGTTTCATTAGTAATATTGAGAATTTCAAATGCTTCTATCGCATATTCTAATGAATTTATAAATCCATTCCATTCATGAGGATTAATCTTCTTTAATAATATCTTCCTTTTAATTCTTTCCAAATCATTAATATTATTTAATTTCTTATTCACTAATTTAAATTTATTATCTTTTAATAATTCTTCTATCTTTTCATATCTCCTATTTAACTCATTCTTATCATTTATAGGATTTAATAAACGTTCTTTAAATCCTCTTGAACCAAATGCTGTAGAAGTTCTATTTAAAATTTCCATTAAAGTTTTATCATTTGAATTATAACTAATTAAATTTAATTGAATTGCTGAATTATATTCTAATAATAATTTATTTGATTTTTCTAAAATGTCTGGAATATTTAATTCCTTAATGATATCGGCATTATGTTCATATGCGAATTGAAGAAGGGAACAGAAACTTAATGTTCCTAATGACATCTTCTCCAAATTCAAATATTCAATTATAGATAACATTGATGAATTTATAAATGCCTTCTCTAAAATCTTCTTTTGATAATCTATCTTTTTCATATAAGATAATAAATCATAATCTTCAAATTTTCTATGAATTAAACAATTAATATTAATAATATCATTAATCTTCTTCTTATACTCATGATTGATTTTATCACTTATTATTAAAATTTCCGTTGGATTATATACAGATAATATTCTATAACATTCGTCTAATGTTAATTGTGGGTCTTTCTTATTTGAACCATTCTCATAAACAAATGATTTTCCAGTAGTTAAATCAACACCACTAATACCTACATTTAAATATCCGCAAACTTCTTCAAAATAATATACGAGAATATAATTACCATTTCTAATATTATTATTAATATTCGTAGATGGACTTATAATTTCCGTAATTTTTCTTTGAGGATTTGGTGGAGGTGTTATTTGTTCTATTAAAACAATCGTGAATTGATGATTAAGAAGAATTTGAATGAATTTTTGAACGGAATATAATGGAAATCCAGCCATTAATGGATTATGTATCCCGACTTCTCTAATAGCCTTATTTTTCCTTGATATTACAATATTACATATATCGCCAATTTTATTCATAAAAGAACAATTCTCATTTATAGAATATAATTCAAAAAAAGAACCAACTTGAATTAATATTAATGTTTTTTCTCCGTATTTCTTACGATATTCAATCTCATAATTAAGATAATCGTCGATAATCATAAAACATTTATTAATAATTAAGAATTCTTTAAGTAAAAAAAATTAAAACTTCAATTCGGTAATCATCTTTTGAATATTCACCGGATTAAAGTAATAATAGGGACTTTGCGACTTCAACTCATATCCATTTGACATCCGTTCAAACTGGACGAGAATTGCGAGATAATGGTATGCGTCATCCTCAACTTCAAATGAAGAAATGATGTGATTTATATAATCATCCTTCAAGAAAAATTTAACCATAATCAAGCAATCATTTTTGATATTATTCGAATACTTGGAGTTCCTGAAAACAATTTTTCTCATGTGAATATCAAATAACTCGCAAATATCCTCATAATTGTTAAATTGAGGTTGTTGAAGAACGAGCTTTAAGATATAAACGATGTTGGAATTGAAATAGGACTGATATTTTTTGAATGATTGTATCATCGCAAGATAAATAATTTATGAAATCACAGAAATCATTTTTTCATATATTTCTTATTAAATTTAAACATTTTTTATAGATGTTGTAGAACTTAATGAACTTATAGAAGAATTATCATCTATAAAAGGTTCAAAACCTACATCAAAATTATCATTTATTTTTGATAAAATTTTAGGGTCAATATCCTCATTTATTGGCTTATGTTCGTCTGCTCCACCAGTTTTTTTAGTAGTTTTAATCTCATCAAAAAATTTCCATTTAGAAACATTCAAATAATAACAAGATACAGTTGAAACAATATATAAAATCACTAATAATAATAAATTACCCATGTTAAATAATGAATATGGTTCAATATAATAATTATCACCATTTTCTTCAATATACTTCTTAATTTTATTATATTCATATAATTGTATTAAACCAAATATTATTATAGTAATTATTAAAGAAATTAAATAATATTCCATTATCTATTAATTTCATAATTATTAATTCATATCTTATTTACGCATCATATATATAAATAAATATTTATTATTATAAATAAGAATGAAATTAGAATTAAAAAAATTTAATCCACAAGAAATGAAACAAGATAGTATAATTGTTTTCATTGGTCGTAGAAGAAGTGGGAAAAGTTTCTGTATGAAAGATATATTGTCATACCATAAGGACATACCGGTTTCGGTTGTAATTTCACCAACTGAGGTGAGTAATGAGTTTTTTCAAAAATTTATACCAAATATATTAATATATGATGAATATAAACCTGAAATAATTCAAAAATTTTTAGATAGACAAATTAAAGTAACTAAACAGAGAAACGAAGAAATACAAAAATATGGAAAAAGTGATATAGATCCGCGTGCTATTATTATTCTTGATGATTGCTTGTATGATACAACTTGGCAGAGAGATAAAAATATTCGAAGTATTATGATGAATGGAAGACATTATTCAATTTTAACTATAATAACATCACAGGCTCCATTGGGACTTAATCCAACTTTAAGAAGTCAAATAGATTACGTTTTTATATTTAAAAACAATATTATAAAAGAAAGAGAAAAAATTTATAATCATTATGCGGGAATTTGTAATTCATTTGAAGTTTTTAATAAAATTATGGATAATACTACGACGAATTTTGAAGTAATGGTTATAGATAATACAACACAAGATAATAGTATTACAGACCAAATAAAATGGTATAAAGCTGTTGAAAAAAATTTTAAAATGTGTTCTCCTGAATTATGGAATTTATGTGCTTTGGAACAACAACGACAACAAGATAAATTATTTTATGATAATGAAGAAGATGAAGCAGAATTTGACCCAAATATGTTTATAAAAAATAATAATAAAATTAAATTAAATATAAAGAAACGAATTTAAATATAATCTTTATATTCTATAAGAAAATTAGTCATCTGTTCTTTACCTTTATTATTAATATACCAACTATATAACATTTTAGAATTTGTATCAATATCATTAAATTTAGGTAATCTATTATTTGTTTTAACATAATTTATTAATAAATTTAATGTATAATTCCATTTTTCTTCATAATTCATAAATAATATATGATGTTTCTTTTTGAAATTATCCCATTCATTTCTTATTGTTTCATTTTTCATTATTTCAAATACTTTTTTATAATTTTTATTTTGCATTGTAATCCAATTACCTATTATAGCATCTTCTTTATTTTTCATCTTTTCATTAGGTCTTTTACCATTTTTTAATATATATTCTTCTGCTTTTTTCAAATTATCATACCAATTTTTGAAATTATCTTTGAATAAATAATCATATTTATTTATAAATTCTTCCCATATATTTTTAATTTTTTCATTTTTCATAATATTCTTATTATTTTTATATGATTGATTATTATAAACTCGCCAAGTTGCTAATTTTTTATTTTCTTCATTTTCATCTAAATTAGATGGAAATTTATCATGTGTTTTAACATATTCTTCAAGTAATTTAAATTTATTTATCCATATTACTTCATAATCTTTTAATAAATGACAATATTTATCCATAAAATCTTCCCATATTTTTCTAATTATTTCATTTTTCATAATAATATCATCATTATTATTATAATTATTTTGTTGTCTTGAAAACCATTTTTGTTCTTTATGTGTAGGAAATCTTCCATTTTTCTCTACAAATTCTTCTAATATTTTAAATTTTCTTAACCAATTTTCTGTATAATTTAAAAATAATTCTGGATATTTATCCATAAAATCCTCCCATAATTTCTTATGATTTTCATTTAATAAATCTTTCTTATACATTGATTTTGTATATTGTATCCAAATTATTAAAGATTTTTCATCTTTAATTGATGGGAATTTACCATTTTCTTTCACATATTTTTCAATAATTTCCAACTTTTCCTCAAATGTATATTGAATATATTCTCTACAATTTATAATAACATTTTCTATTTTTGTAATATCATTCTTAATTAATTCGATATATTCTATTTCTTTTGAATTATAATAATTTATTTGATTTATTTTAATTTTATCTTTGAATAATAAATCATATTCTTTAAACATTGATAATATTTTTAATATCTCATCATATTCATCACACCATATAAATACATTAGCAATTTTATAAGGATTATTAGCATCTTTTCTTGTTGCTCTACTAATTCTTTGAATTGTTGTAATTTTACTTTTAGGAGGATATGATATATAAATACTATCACAACTTGGAATATCAATACATTCGTTTAAAATTTTGATATTAAATAATAATTGAATTTTGTCATTATTATTTGAAAAGTTTTTCAAAATTTCTTTTCTTTCTTTTTCATTATTATCGCATGAAATTGATTGAATTTCAATATTTAATATAAAGAATTCATTTAATATCTTCATACCTTCTATTAATTTATTCATATCATTAGTATCTTTTGAATAAATTATAATTTTTCTTGAACCATTATTAAGAATACATGAATATAAATATTTACATCTATTTTTAATAGAATTTTCAATATCATAGATAGATAATTCTTTGTTTAATTCATTATTATTTTCACTTACAGAAGGCAACCATAATCTATAATCGCATATATAATTATTAGAAATCGCTTCATTAAATTTCATAGAATACACTATATTTCCTATAATATCATTAAAATCATTAATTTCATTTTCTAAATCATAAATTCTCGGTGTAGCAGACATAAATAATATTTTATGATTTGAATTTAGTAATTTATACATATGATTATCTTCTTCTAATAAATTTGTTTTAGATATATTATGAAATTCATCTATGATAAATAATGAATTTTCGAATAACTCCAAACAATTACTAATCATATCAATAGATTTATAAGTAATTGATAATAAACATTTCTTATTATTTGTTATAAATGATATAATTTCTTTAATATTTCTTGTTCCATCTGTATCTATCAATATAAATTTATTTTCATAACCATATTCTATAAATTTATTAAGATTTTGAAGAGCAAATTCTTTCAAAGGTGATAATAATATTACTTTATCAAAATTATTAGATATTTTATAACTTGTATAAGTTTTACCACAACCACAAGGAAGGGATAATATACCTCTATTATTTGTATCATAATAATTATAGAATTTATCAATTGCTTCTAATTGATATGAATATGGGATAAATGATTTTTTAGGAACCTCTTTTTTAATTTTAATCATAGGTAAATGAACGAAATGAACATTAGCTTCTGTTTTATGAAATAATTCATCAGTATTTTCAACAAATCTAACTAGATTACTTAATTCGCCAGTTTTTATAATATTATTTGAAAGAATATTAGTATAATAAATATAAGCGTCTTTGCGAGTAAATGAAGTTCTTAACATAATACCCGCTAAATCTTCGATACGAACACCTTTTGAATATCCATTCTTTGCTTGAATTAATGAAATATCATCATTTTCCTCTATTTGAATTAAATCAATTCCAATATCTTTATGATTATGAAGATTACCTTCTTTTCTAATAAGTCTCAAATTATTATGCGAAGAAACTAAATTATTATCAATGAGAATATTTTCAGGACATTCATTCCATAAATAAACCTGTTTATTGATTTTTGTTCTAATGAAGTGTTTAACGTATTGTTCATAAATGAAACCTTTATAAATATTCATTGAAAAAAATAATAAAAATAAATAAATCAATTTTTAATTAAAAAAAAATGATTTTTATATGTTTAAATATTTTATATAAAAATGTCAAATATTAAATATAATAACAAATTATTGAAAGAAATTATTTTAAGAGATAATTGTAAATATGATTATAAAGAAGATGAAAAAATTAATAGAGATTATATAATTAATTTTGAATGTAAATGTGGAAATAAAAATAATAAAACTATGAGAAGTTTATATAATACTGGTGCCTTTTGTAAAGAATGTAGTAAGATAAATATGAAAGAAAAATTAAAGAAAACATGTTTAGAAAAATATGGCGTTGAAAGTCCATTACAATTAGAAGAAGTTAAAGAAAAAGGAAAACAAACATGTTTAAAAAAATATGGAGTTGAAAGTCATAATCAAGCAAATAAAATTAAAGAAAAAATAAAAAAAACTTGTTTAGAAAAATATGGCTTTGAAAGTCATAATCAAGCAAATGAAGTTAAAGAAATAAAGAAAATGAATAATTTAGAAAAATATGGCGTTGAATATATTTCTCAATTAAAAGAAGTTAAAGAAAAAGTTAAAAATACTTGTTTAAAAAAAATATGGAGTTGAATGTCCTCTACAATTAAAAAGAAAGCAATAAATATCCAAATATCTTAAATGCTAATTCAAATGAAATTCTTTTTCTTTTGTTTTCTCTATAATTTGTTAGAAATAATGAATTATATTTTTCTCTATTTATTTTCAAATATTCATTAAAATTATCTACTAATATCTTTTGAATATCTATATCAATTATTGGAGTTATTATTAAACTCGCATAACTTCTCATACTTAAATTCTCTGTATTATCTATAATTCTTTCATATCTCCAACTATTAATGCTCCCAATTCATTTTTATCATCAATTGTTTTCAGTAAGATATTTGTTAAACCTTCTTTTGAATATTTGGTAGCTCTTTCAATCTTATATTTTTTAGATGATTTAATTTGTAATATTTCTCCACCAATTGTATAATTATTTCTTTCGTCTAATGTTATTTCTATTGATTTTTTTGACGGATATATATATCAATCTTAATAATCTCATCAACACCCTTCTTTAAATCAAATTGAATAACACAAACACTCGTAGAAGTATCATCAAATACTTTTTCTTCAAAAATATTTATTAATTTAATTTGAAATTTTTGTAGAAATTGTTTTCTTAACTTGATATCATTTGTTCTATAAGAACATAGGAAATTTATAGGAATAATTATAATTCCACCTTTACAATTAGAATTTATGAAAGATAATATAAAGCATTTATATAAATCATTTGTTTTATATAAATCATAAATTTCTTTATCTTCGTTTTTATTTCTGGCGATATATGGAGGATTTTGTTAAAATAAATTTTCCATCATAATTTGGAGGATTTTTTAAAGTATCTCTTTCAATTATATACGAGTGTTTTGGTTCAATATCATAACATTCTAATATATATTCTTTATCTAAGAATTTAAGCAAATCTCCATTTCCACAAAAACTCTCTATAATTTCATTAATATTATCCGGAATTTTCATATTAGTCAATAAATATTGATAATTAGTTGTATAAAATTGACCTAATTTTGATTTCATTAATCTCCTATTTATTTTTTTATAATCATTTTTTAAATTATATTTTAGCTGAAATAACTAATAATAAATATGGTGTTGAAATTGGTGGATACTCGTATTCGGCACATATAATTTATGAAAGAGCATTTAATATAGATAATGTAGTTTTTTCTAATAATACTGTATGGAGTAATCATACGGATGTATATAATTTTTATGAAGGTAAATCTGGAAAAGTTATAATAAATGATGCCGTAAATATGATAAGTGTAAAAGATGAAACCTATGATTTTTGCTTTTCATCACATTCATTAGAACATATAGCAAATCCATTAAAAGCAATAAAAGAATGGATAAGAGTAATTAAAAAAGGTGGTTATATTATAATAGTTGTTCCAGAAAAATCTTTATGTTTCGATCATAAACGTGAATATTCGTCTTTTTCAACATTATTATCACAATATGAAAAAGATGTGGGCGAAGATGATTTATCAACACTCCGTGAAATATTAACACATCATGATTTAAGCATGGATCCGGCTGCCGGTAATTTTATAGAATTCACTAAACGAAGTTTAGATAATTTTAATAATAGATGCTTACATCACTATGTATATAATGATAAATTATTAATTGACATATGTAGATTTTTTAAATGTCAAGAGATATATATAAATTGTATTGGAGGAAATAGATTTTTTATTATGAAAAAAATATAAATTATATTATTAATGGAAAAGATAGGAGAAATTATTAAAGATTATAAAGAAGAAACTGAGATATTTGATGAAAATTGGGTAAATATTCATTTAATAGTTAATAAAACTAAGGAAATTCTTGATAATGATTGTGAAATTAAAATGATGAATTGGAATAATTTCACAATCATTTATAAAAATAATGAATATTTTGTAGAAAGAACAGTGTCTCCTAATGGTTCATCAAAATATAAAATAAGTTATATATGTAGATAATTTGATGAGTAATAGTGCTAAAATTGATATCGATGTTTTATTAAATGCTATTTTAGTTAATGAAGATATTCGTCCTGCTATGTTAGTTCAACCACAAGATTATCACGAAAGAACAGGACAAGACCCAAAAACATTATCTATTGTCAATAAAATTAAAGAATTATTTCCAAAATTAATTTTAAGTGATAGTTATGATGGTATTTATCAAGGAACTATTATTTCAAAAAAATCATATAATAGTTCTTTTATTTCAATAGAAAAAATGGGTGAAATATTAGGTTATCCGTGTTATAAAGATATTAATGATTTAAATAGAGATAAACCATATTATTCTATTGCAGTAATGGTATCTTATAATACTGATAAAGAAATAACATTAATTGTAAATGTGTGTAAAGATAAAAAAACAATAAAGGAATTTAATTCAATTGCGGAATTTGCGTCTTATATTTTTAAAAAACCTGATTATAAGAAATTATTAACAAGTTTTGATATTAAAAGAGTTTATGTTAAAATTGAAAATGAAATACCAACTCAATTTATTATAAATAAATTATTAATTCCAAATTCAACATTAACAGAAGATGAAGAAAATAAATTTATTAATATTTTATATAATTTTGATTTCAGTGAAAAATTAACAGAATATAAATTTCAATATAATAATCCTATTCATAGAGGTATAATATTAGATTTATTATTAAAAGAGAAATATGATATATTATCTCCTTTTTATCCTATTCAAAGATATCCTAAACAGCAAGAACAAATTGAAAAAATTACAAATAAATTAGAAAAAGCATTAATAGATATTTTAAATAAAACTAAAATACGTGCTTCTTCTTCATCATCTAAAAAAATGACTAAAAGAAATAAAACTATTTAAAATCAAAAATATGTCGAGAGTTGGTAAAAATGGTTGCTTGAAGAAGATGAAAAAATAGTAGAAGAAATTAATGATAAGAAATCATATGAAGAAATAGCATTAGAACATTCAAGAAATATAGGCGGAATTAAATCGCGTGGTATAAGTCATATAATTTATCCTAAGTATAAAAATGAGAATATAAGTATAGATGATTTATCAATTGAATATAATATAGATAAAGAAATTATTAATAAACAAATAAATAAATTAGAAGATAAGGAAATTATTAATAGACAAATAAATAAATTAGAGGATAAGGAAATTATTAATAAACAAATAAATAAATTAGAAGATAAGGAAATTATTAATAGACAAATAAATAAAAAAGAAAATAAAGATATATTAATTAGAATTGAAAAAAAATTAGATAAGATAATCTCATATTTAATTAAGGAATAAATGGAAATAATTATAATTGGCGGAGGTGTTGCTGGGTTAGCATTCGCAAATGAAGCAATTAAGAAAAACCCAGAAGCAAAAATTAAGATATTTGAGAAATATAATAGTTTAGGTGGTTGTCATAGGGTTGATAGAAAAGAACATAATGGAGAATTTTATTTTTGCGAACATGCTCCACGAGTTTATATAGGAAATTATGTGAATTTTATTGAAATGCTTAAATCTATGAAATTAGATTTTTATAAAATATTTTCTAAACATAAATATAATTTTTTTGATATTTCTAATAAAATTATTATAGAAGATAAAACATTTACTTTTTATGAACTTCTTATAATTACACGTGATTTCTTTTTTACCATTCTTTCAAATAAATATGGGAAAAATATTAGTATGAAAAATTATATGATTTATAATGAGTTTTCGGAAAAAGCAATAAAAACAGTTGATTTAATGGCGAGAAGTTTTGATGGTGGTGGAAGTGATAAATTGTCATTAAATGAATTCATTTCATCGAGTATTGAATGTCTTTTATATAATTTATATATTCCAAAAGTTCCAAATGATGAAGGTTTATTTAAATACTGGTCTAATTATTTAAAAGCAAATAAAGTTGAAATAAATGTTAATAAAGGTGTCAAGGAATTAGTAATAGATAATAATAAAATTAAATCAGTTAAATTAGAATCAGGTGAAGAAATTAAAGGAGATTTATTTATTCTTGCTATGCCTCCGCCAAATTTTTTAAATATTATTAATACCAAAGATGCGTTTGGAAATTTAGAAGAATTCTCAAAGAAAACGAAATATATTGATTATATTTCAATGACTTTATTTTGGGATACTGATATGAATATAGACGATAGTCCTTTAAAAGGAATTAATACTGAATGGAATTTGATGATAATGGTTATTAGTAATTATATGAAATTTAAGGAAACTAAGGCAAAAGTTGTTTTTAGTTGTGCTATTTCTTTAACGGATGTTAAGAATTCTTTATTGAATAAAACGGCGAATGAATGTAATGAGAAGGAATTGATAGATAGTGTATATAATCAATTATTAACTGTTTTAAAAGATATTCCAAGACCTACATTTTATTTCATTCATAATTATTACGATAAAGATTTGAAGAAATGGGTGTCTTATAACACGGCATTTATAAAAGTTCCTGAAATTGATTATATAGATTTTAAAAGTAAGAAATATAAGAATTTATATAATGTTGGAACACATAATGGAAAACATAAGAATTCATTCACATGCCTCGAAAGTGCTATAAGTAATTCAATAAAATTATCAAATATAATTTTTGAAAAAAAAACAAAAATTAAAAGATGTTTTGATTTGAGGGATTTAACGATAATATTAATTGCTATAATAATCCTATTATTATTAATTTTACATAAATTTTTGAGGACTAACTGAGACAAATGAAATCATACTTGAAATATAATCATATTCATTATAAAATCTTAAATAAGCATTACTAATATCTCCAATTGGATAATTACAATATGATTTAAATGGTAATTGATTTTCTAAATTCTTAATAATTATATATTCATATTGATTATATTTGTATATAATTTCATTATTTTTCTTATAATAATTAATACTATTATTTAACCAATTATAATCATATTCTAATGAATTATTAATTATTTTATAAATTGGATGAGATTTAAAATTTTCAATTTTATCTTTTGAAAAATATGCGAAAGATACTATTTTATTTTTATAATCAATATTTAATAATTCTTCGAATAATTTAAAATTATCTGTATTTATACAATTATCAAAATCATAAAAAGCAGGAAAATACATTACTAAATTATTTTTTTCATATGGTTTAAAAATAGGTGTAATAAAATTAAAATTCTTATTTAAATAATCCATTGCTGATTTTCTAATAAAATTCTTATTTAATTCATTTTCTTTAAAACTTCGTTTATTATTTATTTCTGTATTTAAATATAAAAATGAAATATTTAAATACAGAAAAGATAATATTATGTTTATATTAGACATTTTAATTAGAAATATAATTATATTTTTTATATAACATAAGAACTAATTGAAAATGGTAATTATATATGAAAGTTTATTTGTTGGTTTATATTGTTTGATTTTATATATAATATTTAAAAATCTAAATATAAATTTAAATATATATTATTTTCTATTTATATTTGGATTTTTTAAACATTATTTGAGCTATTACCTTGGAATACATGATTATTATTGTAATAATGGTTATGCTTGTAAAAATAAATCTAAAAAAATAGCAGATACAAAATATCTTATATCTGATTCTATTTTAGAGGGAATTTTATTTATAATTATAGGATATTATATATTATATTGTTTTGCTAATAGATATTTAGGATTTTTTATTATAGGAATATTTTTACATTTATTTGCTGAATTATTTTTTATTCATAATTATTTTTGTAAATATAGATGTATTACATAAATTTTTGAGGACTAACTGAAACAAATGAAA